GTTGCTTTTGATTTTCAAACTTTGTTTCATCTGCAGCAGTAAATTGATGCTTTAGATACATGCGCTCAACGCCATCATAATGACGCTCACGATAGTATTGAAGAGCATCATCAATTGCATCTTCAATTTGATCGTCGTCTACGTTAATTTCCAGAACTGGGAACCCCAATTGTCTTAAACAATAGTTCCTTAGCTCGGACCTACTGGCAGGTTGAGCCATAAAAAAATACCCCTAGTTTCCTAGGGGTATTTATAATTTATTTGATTATTCAAATGCTGGGAATGACTTTGCCCAGTTTGGATTAAAAGATTCAATATCTTCTCTTGTTGTTAAAGCATTCAATAATGCCTCTTGCTCATTATTTTTATCTCTTACAGATTGTCTATAAATTGCAATCTTTCTCATTTCGTCATTATTACCATTTGCAGCATCAATTTCTAATGCTTTTTTTTCTTTGTTCTCTAATGGTTCAATTAAGTCAGTTACATAAGATTTAATTCTTGATACAATACGCTTCTTTTCATTGACCAATGAACGTTGTTCTACTTCTTCGTGGAAAAGTCGTTCTTGTTCTTCAACAGTTTTACCTGGAAATTTGTTTACGACAGTACCATCTTCTGCTAAAGTTAAAGCAGAAATGAAGTCAACTGATGGATCAAAATTATACTCAATATAATTTTTTACAGAATCTGCGTCAGTTAATTCTGGAAGTTCTTCATATAGAGTAACTGATTCTAATCCAGAATGGATTTGGAAGTAAAGATATGCCATTTTTATTAAGTACCTTATTCCTATTTATTTGATGTTTGTTTCTGTTTGCGTATTGAATAGAGAAGTATTGTAGAACGCTGGAATAATAGTCGGATAATCTGTACTATTACCCATTGTATCAATAAGGTAAGTACTGAAGCTAGTGTCTAGATTTAGAGTGGCACCATCATTGAGAGTATGTAAATAATAATCAATTTCAATTGATTTATGGTATAGTCCTGGACCATCAGCATTGTAAGAAGATGTATAGAACATACTATTCAATCCAATTGGACACATATTTCTTCCGTGACTGCTGTCATTGATTTGGAATTTAATAAATTTACCATCAGAAACTCTTACAGCAATCCAAAAAATCCCAGCACCATAGTAGTAAGATGGGCAATACATCCATACATACTTACCACTTGTAGATACTTGCCATCTTGAACCAAATCTATTTCCTTGCTCATATCCATAGGATGTGGTGTAGGTGCCGTTCCATAGTACGCCTTCAAACGTACCATTTGCATTCCATCTTTGGACAACACAACCATTACTTGGAGTCATTGTGAAGGTAACAATTTTTTCATTATCACAGAGAACTGGAATTGATCTGTAATAAGATTCTTGAGCACTACTATAACTACTCATTCCATTTAAAGTTGAATCATATAGAGCTCTATTCGCAGTATTTTGGAAGAAATTGTAGAGAGTTCCACCTTGATTGGCGCTATATGCGTTTGATCTCTCTGCTAATCCATTATAAACGTTACTTGAATTCAATGCATATGCTCTCAAGTTTGGAACGTTATTCCATACATGAGGTCTAATTTTTCTATCACTTGTGTTATGTTCCATAACTACAAGTTTATTTAATTTTTTATTATAGCAGAGAGATCCATACATCCCATTATAATTAGATCCACCTTGAATAGGAATATTGAATCTATTAATACCAGATTGCTGAGTATCTAGATAATATCTGTTAGCACTTCTAGATGCAACACATAGTAGAGTTCCTGTAGTACCGTTGTTTTCTCCAAAGATAGCATAATCCTGATCTGTTTCGTTTGCTAAAACACCAACATCTCTGAATGCATTTCCACGATACTGTCTTCCAGCATCACCAATCACCCAACCAGAAGTTTTTGAATATTCATTTGTTGAGTGAAAATTCTGGTGACCGAGATATCCAACATTACATGTATTATTGCAATACTCGGAACTACTAGATGGACTACTCTGAGTCTCCATGAATGCACTACCTGCATAGTTGTTGTAAAATTCTGGAGAGTATGATGTATATGTTCTAAATCTATTATAAGCAGAGTTACCATCACCACCATAGAATGAATTAAATTCTAAGTTGTGGTTGTACGTCAACCAACCAGCACCATATGTACCATGTTGACACGTATAGACTGAAAAACATGGTTGTGCATATGGATCCTGCAATTTTGAGGATACTGTCACTGGTTTTGTAGAAACGGTTCTTGCCATTTTTATTCTCAGTTAATCTGTGAGTTTATCTATCTTGAGTATTTATAATATACTTTTTAAAATGCATCAGCATCAAATTTCACAATTTCATCTATGGTTGTGAGAGAATTTAATAATTGCTCATGTACATTACCGCGATCTCTTACTGATTGCCTTTCTGCAAATAAAATATTAGAAGCATCGGTATTTCCATTAATTAGATCTAAATCTTTTGCTCTTGTAATTTTCCACTCAGAATCTTTCAATTTATTCTTTACTTTTGATTTGATTTGTTGAATCTTTGCTTTTTTTATCTCTTCAAGATAAGTATCTGCTCCTTCTTTTTCAATCAATTCTTTTTGCTCTTCAACACTTTTTCCTGGAAATTTGTTAATCAATTCCGAACCATCTTCGGATGGAACTAAAGAAAGTGAATAATCTACAGATGGATCATAGTCTTGTTCAAAAACTTGAAGATCTTCCATATTACCAGGATACTGAATATCCTGCTCATTTTCATACCACCCAACAACGGTATTTGTAGATTTTCTAAAAACTAAAAATGTCATTGTTATTTACCTCAACTAATTGATGGAAGATGTGGTTCTGTAAACAGTGCAGTATCATATAGTGCTGGAATAATGTATGGATATGCTGTACTGTAAGTTCCACACTCCAGTGTAGTATTCATCCAGTGAGAGTCTAGATTAAAAATCGCTCCATCGTTTCTGATAGCAAATTCATGTGGTAAATTAACTGTTCTATAATACAATCCATTACCACTATTGGTGTTTGCACTATATACCCACATCATATCCGATTTCCCAATTGGGCAACAGGATCTTCCATAAGTCTGATCTTGAGTTGTGAATCTCAAGAATTTGCCATCACTTACTCTAATAGCAGAAATATATGCTCCAGATCCATAATAGTAAGATGGACAATATCCAAACAAGTATTTTCCATCACTTGTTACTTGCCATCTTGCACCAAATCTAATTCCTTGCTCATATCCATAAGATGTAGTCCAAGATCCTCTGTATAAAACTCCACTTGGAGCACCAGCAGAACTCCACTTATAAACTAAACAACCATCACCTGGAGTCATTTGGAAAACTGTAACACTATCGTCATCATTTAGAACAGGAATACATCTCAAGTTTGCTTCTTGAGTTGATGAATAAGTATTAGTATTAAAACTATTTACCGTGTATACAGTTCTATTTGCAGTATTTTGGAAATAATCATGCAAATATCCTACATTGCTAGTATGTGCAGTATAACTATCACCTAGAGTTTTATATTCTTCTGTTGCACGGTTATGTGCAATCAATCTTAAATCTGGAACATTATTCCAAATGACAGGAGTAAGACCATAGCTTCCATTTGATTCCATAACCAAAAGTTTTCTGGTCTTTCTGTTATAACAAACAGAACCATGCATCCCTCGTCCGTTAGAACTTGCTGCTGGAATATTTACCCTGCCTCCCCAAGTTCCATTAAAAATCTTATTATAATACATCGTTGCACTTCTTTGACCAACATGCAACAGTGTTCCAGTTGTAGAATTATGCTGGGAAAATATAGCATAATCTTGGTGAGTTTCGTTGACAATAGGAGCAACATCTCTAAAAGCATAAGCTCTATATTCACTTCCATTTTGATTACCAGAACAGTTCCATCCACCAAAGTTTCCATATACGCCAGCTCTTAAGTGCGATATATGTCCAAGATAACCAACATAATTTAATCCAGATCCTCTATTGGTACTTTGGCTAGGAGTATCATCCGTTTGAATATCAGGATAGCTATTTGAACTTTCAAAAAATTGACTTGCGGAGGTGCTGTATGTTCTGAAAGAACCATATGAGGAATCACCAGTACCATGATCAGCAGAAATCAAATTCAAGTTATGATCATATAGATAATATCCACCACCATGAGAATGATGCATGGTGTATGTTGCAAAACATGGTTGTGAATATGGATTAATAGTCTTCTTTACAGAAGCAGTTGTGATTGTGGAAAGCCTTCGTGCCATTAGATTGAATCCTTGTTATTTGTTATTTAATCAGCTATCAATACCGTAAGCGGCCGCAGTGATTCCCGCAGTTGCAGCATAAACCTGGATACCAAATGTACTATCAATTAGGATACCAGTTCTTTCAAGAACACCATTAGCAACAATGGTTGTATCATATTCAATGTAATCAGTATCGGCTACTGTGGTGCTTGCTGCTAGAGCAATTCTCACTTTAATGTCTGAAGATGTGCGGTTGCATAGGTTTACTGTAGCAACCTTAAATGTACCTGATGGTGCTGGGGCAACAAGTGTTGTCCAAGTTGCAGCTGCAATGTTTAATTTTGCAAATACTCCTGATGGCATGGGTCTCTCCGTTCCTGTAAAATCGGTTTAATTTTTTTTTACGTAGATATTTATATCTTACATTGCTGCAACAAAATAATTTGCGGCAGAAATTCTATTTTGTTTTTCAACAAATGTCTTGATAGCAAGTTGTGTTGGAATTTTAGTATTACTTGCAGTAGAACCACCAAGAGCAGCATCGGTATCGCCAAGTGTTAGTCCAAACACTGTAGTACCAGTGAGGACAGTAGTTGATCCGATGATTAATGACTTGCCAGATGCAAGAGCAATACTTTCGGTGCTATTAAAAGCATTATTTGAAGACAACCAACTAAATTCTTTATTGGTTGTTCCAAGAATAGTAATACCACCAGCATCAGCTGTGAAGTTTGATGGACCACCAGCTGTTAATGTAGCACCATTTGCTGTACCAGATCCGCCACAGTTCTCAGTCAATGTTACTGTAGTTGCAGTAACACTTAGAACTTTTGCGTCTGCTCCAATCGTTACATTTCCACCACCAGATGTAATAGTAACAGCAACACCTGGAGCTAAGTTTGTTGTATCGGTAACACCAGAAATAACTGCAGATCCAGCGGCAATGTTGCCTTGGAATGTTCCAGAAGCAACCTTACCTAAAGTAATATTTCTATCTTTAGTTTCTACAGTCACAGATGAAACGGTTGTAGTAACTCCCTTAACAGTTAGGTTTCCACCAATTGTAAAGTTTCCAAGCGAACCCGACATGTTATCAACATAAGTCTTAACTGCTTTTTGCGTTGCAACTTTTTCATCACTATTTTGTGAAAGTGTTCCGTCTGTTGAAAATTCGTTAATAGATGCACCTAATTGAGCACCAATTGAACCCAGTCTAAGAGATGATAGACCAGAGAGATCAAATGCAGATGCGTCTAGAGTTGCCTTACCAGTTGCCTGTTCAACTCTGAAGTACTTACCAACTGCAAAGTTACCATCTTGGTCTGTAGAAACATAATAAACACGACCAGGGCGATCCTCAATAGTTTCGTTTGCAGGAATGTTTGGTGACAGTGGTAAGAATGGCCAGTTTGTATTCGCCTTACTTCCAGTACCGACATCAAGGAAGTCATGTGCTGTTAGACGAACTTGTGAATAACGATAGCGAATTCTGAATAGCTGTCCATCACCAGAAGGAATTACTTTTTCATCTGCAAGTAAAAGAGTTGTAATACCAGTTGTATTTGGAGTAACTGCGGTTAGTCTGAAGAATTCATTATCAATCTTGATATAATCTTCTGCCTTGAAAACAATGTTTGCTGCCTTTACCAGGATTGAAGTACTGGTATTATTGAAATCTCTAATAACTTCATCATGATTAGCAACTTTTGAAGCAAGAACCGTAACATTACTGCCAGCAGAGTGTGAAGTAGCAGTTGTTCCTTCAACACCTCTTTGAACTGTAATTAAGTTAGCGCCCTGGAATCCAGTAACTCTCATCAACTCATTATCAACAATAATATAACTAGTACCAGTCATTCCAGTAACTTGGTTGATATTAATACTAGTTGTTGCTCCGTCAATAGAAGCGCCAAGAATTGTTGGAGTCCCCGAGATCCCTTGTACATCAACATATGAGAATAGATTGATTAGTGCAGTACCAGTATGTGAATCAGCTGTTGTCCCTAATCTTGCTCTTTGAACAGTTAAAGTACCTCTACCATCTGGAGGTTGATAAGATGCGTTTGCAATAACAAAAGAACCACTATCATTATTTGTTCCGTTATCAATCAGTTCTACTGAACCTCCTTGGTCTGGAGCAGATGCTAGACCTTCAACAGTAAGCACGAATCCTTTTTGTCCAGTACGTGCATCTGTATTATTGACAAGGGTTACATAAGCATTTGATGTTGAACCAGTAACAACTTCTCCTTGCACAAAGTTTCCTTTGATTGGGAAGTAGTAAATATATCCAGATGCTGTTTGATCGTTGATGAATTCACCGACAGCACCAGAAGTACCACCAATGATTCTTTCGTTTGCTGTGAATACTCCGTTCTTTGGTTGTTGTGGATTTAGTTCTAGTCTCAAACCTCTGATATTACCATTAATGGTTGTTTCTGTATCATCATATCCTCTTGAGATACATCCATACTTACCGTATGAAGAGTTTCCAGAAACAGCACGAATCTTACCACCTCTAGTTGAAGTATAAGAAATGTGACAATAGTATGTAAAGCAGGTCACGATTTCTGTTGCTGCACCTCTGGTAACATAGAAACCAACACCACCATCCAGAATTTGTGTGTAAGCATCAAACACCATTGACTTATAGGATGGTGTTGATGAATTATCAAAGTGTTTATGTACAGCACCATCAATCATAATACCAATTGCTGCACCACCCACAGCGGTACAGTTTTGGATGTATGGCGACTTTTGTACTGGTGAATTGGGATCAAGTCTAAAATAAACACCCTTGATAGTAGCAAGATCTACGTTTTGTTCGGCGGTGCCAGCTGCAGGAACATAACCACTCATACCTTCAAAGATCATATCTCTGATTGTAGTATGCGAACCAACATAGAACATGGTTGATTCTGCATTGCTTCTGGTATCAGCAGTTACAATTGCGATGTAAGGATCGGTCTTAACAATTCCTGTCATGCTGCCATTTGATAATGCAGTTGTTGCAATACCAACTAACGTAGTAATTGAAGATGCAACGTTAGCGCAATATGGCGAGGCAGTGTCAAGTGTGATAGAGAGATCTCTTACTTGAGTTAATGTATTTCCAGTTGTTGGAGAAATAACCGTATTACGCATTACTGCGATTGCAATTGGTTCAATCTCATCAACAAGAATTATATCAACTCCAGGATTTCCAGTAATTGGGGTTGTACTGTTTACAACAGTGCTAATATAATCCCAAACTTTGTTGTTAGCGCCTGCTTTAACGTTGAATGCTAGTTTCTCAACAAATGTAGCAAGTCCTGCCTTTACAGTTGCAGCAACACCTGGTGGTTGCTGCTGTTGGCTAACCACATATCTTGCGTATGTTTCTGCAGCAATAAAATCTTTGTTTGCAATAATTAGATTTCTTGCATCTGCAGCTTGATGACTTACAATATTGATATACTTATCAGATGTAGTCCACTGTCCACCACTGATGTTTAGAAGATGAACATTGTTTACATAATCAGAATCTAAAACTTTAGCAACTTTTGTTTCATCAGCGTTTTGAATTGTATCACCAAAGAGAAGATGGGATACGTTTGTTCCTAAAGTTAAAGCTTGTAAGTCTGACTGTCCAGCAGCTGGTTTAATGATTGATGTCCTAAGGTTATCACCAATAATTGATACAAACTGAGGGATTGTAATTGGGAGAACTTCTTCATAAACACCCGCCTTCACATAAATGGTGAATGGATTATCTATAGATGGTGCGGCAGGTCCAGTTAAAGCTTTAATATATTCACAAGCATATCTTAGAGACGCAAATGCTCGTGAGATACTTCTTCCGTTATATGTGTTGTCACCTTCTTGTGTAACATAGAAAACAGGAGCAGTCTGGTTATTTGGTTCCCATCTTGGTAGGAGAGGATTTCCACCAACCGTTAGAACTTGTCCGCTTGCTTCTCTTAGTGCAGTTGGACTACCATCTCCTAAAGGTAGTGCAATTCTATTGATACCACCAGCAGCGAGATAGAGGAGGTCACCAATTTCTTGCAGAACCTGAGCAGCATTGCCACCTTGAGATAAATAATTCCAATAAATACCATTAGGATCAAGTTCTGGAGCAGTTGCAGCGCCTAGGGTATTTGAATTAATACAAATATATGAGTTACCACTTCTGTTTACTACATCTCCAAGTTGATAGACAGAAGTTGAACTCCATTGACCATTCCAGTTAAATCCTTCAAGAACAAGATCCCAGAATCTTGTATTTGTTGGTACTGGTCTATAAGTTACAGTTCCACCAGTTGCACCGACAGCTGTTTCTGCTGCTGCATATGTGAATCCTGATGTAGTGCAAGTAAGAACTCTGAATGTTCCATTATATCCACCTACAGAAACACCAGCAATCGTTACTTGATCTCTAATTCCAAATGGAGCAGTTGGTTGAGTAGTTGTGAATGTTACTGTTACTGTACCATTTTGACCAGCAATAGAACCAATGGTGTAAGTTTCATTGTTTGTAGTTACTCTACATGCATAGTTATTACCACCAAATTTTACAGTATTACCTGGCTCATATACATCAATAAAATTATAATCACCCTGAGATAAGTAACCAGTTGTTAAAACTTTCCAATATGCTGTATTAGTATTTGGAGCAATATTTATTGAGTTTTGTTCGGCAACATACGTATAACCACCAAAAGTTACAACATCTCCTTTCTGATAAGTTGTTGTGCTATTCCACGTATCCTCAAATTTCAAACCTTCAGCATAAAGTGTAAATGAGGAGAATGCAAAATCTGTTACACCTGATGTGTGTCCTAAGATGCAACGATAAATTGAGTTGCCATATTTTACTAAATCGTTGATAGCATACCAAGTGTTAGCAGTCCAGTCTTCTCTGTTTCTGAGACCTTCTGTGTGGAGCTGCCACTTTGATATATCATTGGTATAAAAAAGATTTTGATTTGTTGAAGAAGTGTGGTTTACTACGCAAACATAAGAGTTTGCACCATACTTAACAATATCGTCAATGACATAAGCAGTGGACGCCACCCAATCGCCGCGCCACTTAAACTTTAGTCTACCGAGTCTAAAATCTGCCATTTTTAAAATCCTTACTTAGGTCCTTGAGTGTTGTGATCATATGTTTTATTTAGTCTTGCGACTAAGTATCCATCGTCGTCAATAAAATATGTCAAACGTCTAAAATCAAATCTGAACTGTTGATATTTATCATATGGATCGTTTGAAAATTGTTTTGCCACATTCGGCGTAGCTTCAACGTATTCGTTACCTTGGAGGAAATCGGTGTATTCTTCTCCATTGGTTTTGTGAAAATCAAAAACTACATCTTCTGTGGATCTTGCTACAGTATAATATAACATACCATCGCTATCTCTACGAAGAGCATGGACGGTAAAATCATTTGACTGTGCAACTGATTGTGAACCAGATGCTGTGCTTGCGCTGAGATATAAACTCATGCTAGGATCCTCCAGTAATTTCCATCCCAAATAAATTGAACATATAAACCAGCTACATCTAAAATAAATGTGGAATCAATATTTCCAAATTTATTTAAAAATTGCTGTCCACCACTTGTTGTTAACGTAACATTATTTATAGCCCAGGTCGCTTTAAAATCAATTAGTTCTAACATATCTCCGACATGAGGAACAACCCCAGCAGATTCGTATGGCATATTTAATGACAATGAAGACAATGAAGTATCTAGTAGATACCTAACTCCACAAGAAAGATTTCCGTTAGTATCAACAACTTCCCATCTTGCTCTTAGAAGTTCAAATCCTCCAATATCACTACCGTCATGTATAACAGCAGTTTTTTTGTCAGTATCAACTGTAATTTCTGCAAGTGCTCCAGTAAATAGAGCATGTTCAGGGGTCGTGCCTTTTCTAAATTGTACCTGAGTGGTCATTATTTACGCACAGTTTTTGCTCAAATGTATTTATATAATTAGATAATCCAGATAAATGTTCTTGGTGGCTGGAAGAGTTCAACTTGAATGAATGCATTTCCATCAATATGAATAGTACCACTGCCTTGATATGGAGCACGACCAAGTTTTTCCTTGGCATTACTGAAGGAGAATAGTGTTCCAGTTCCAACGTAATTGCGTAAACGGATGTCAACAGAATCACCTGTAACCAGAATCTTAACAAATGGTTGTTCTGCAAATGTGAGTAGTGGATCTCCACTTGTTCCAGTAATTCTAATCTCACCAAGAGTTCCAACTTCTTTGAATGTACTCTTCTCTGAAATACGTTCTCCATTGAAGGAGAACAGTAAATCTCTTTCATCTGGATTGAAGGTAAGAGATTCCGCAGCACCACGGAATACGGGAATGGTTCCAAATCCAATAAAGTCTCTTGCTCTTGTAGTATGGGCATCTCCATCAACTGGAATGATTCCTTGACCTTGATGTGCAAGAGTAATAAGTACCTTAGACTGCCCAGAGATACCAAAGATTCCACCTCTGCTAATTTCTCGGGAAGTTCTTTTCTCTGATTTTCTTGTTCCGTTGAATGAGAACAATAGTTGTCTTTCGTCTGGGTTGAAGGATACAGACTCGGAAGAACCAGATAGTTTTCTGAGAGATCCAGTGCCGATATAATTTTCGGTGTTCTTTTCTGTTCCAGACCCAACAAACTTGAATAGACCATCTTTTGTTTGTGGAGCAACTGTGGTAGATTCTGATCCTCCAGAGAATGTGAATAGAGATCCAGATCCAATATGACGTAGAGCAGAAGTAACATATCCATCTCCAGAAATGGATACTTGAATTTCTGGTTGTTCTGCAAATGTAAGAATTGCATTTCCAACAGTTCCAGAAAGACGTAAAGTTCCTCCTTTGCTGATCTCTCTGACAAGAATTTTTTCTGCAAGTTCTCCAGTAAAGGAGAAGAGAATTTGATTCTCTTCTGGATTAAATGTAATAGATTCAGCAGATCCGCTAATCGCAAAGATATTACCAAATCCGATGTTATTGACAACAAATCTGGCAAAGGATTCTCCAAATATAAATACGGATCCACTTCCCTCATGAGCAAACGATCTAATGAATAGACCATCACCAGTAACATCAACTTCAATCTGTTTTGTTTCAGCAGCACCAAAGGACTCTACTAACTGACCAGAGAATGAGAATAGTAATTGTCTTTCGTCTGGGTTAAAGGATACAGATTCTGCGGATCCAGCAAACGCGAAGATATTTCCAGAACCAATGTTATTAACAACAAGTTTATCAGTGGAATTACCAAAGAACTTAATATCTGCGACGACTTCTGGAACAACAGCAGAAGACTCAGTTGCTCCGCTAATTCCAAAGAGAGATCCAGATCCGACATGAGTATTGGTAATTCTTTCTCCAATTTCACCATTGAATGAGAAGAGAATTTCATTCTCTTCTGGATTGAATGTAATAGATTCAGCAGATCCGCTAATCGCAAAGATATTACCAAATCCAACATTATTTGAAATATAGCGAATACCAACTGTTCCACTGATTGAAACAACACCAGATCCTGTCCATTTTGGTTGATAGTCATATGTCTGGAAGTCGCTGAGAGCTCCTCTACGAATTCTAATCGGATTATCAATACCAACATATGCCTCTGTGTGCTTCTCGCTGCTAATTCCTCCAGCAAAGGAGAAGAGGATTTGATTTTCGTCTGGATTAAAGCTAACAGATTCTGCAGCACCAGATAGTTTTCTAAGAGATCCAGATCCAGCAAATGCTCTGGTTCTGTCTGTATCTGCATCTCCAAGAATACTAATATTGCCAGTTGCTGGATAATTTGGAATAAAGAATACTGGGAAGGCATTTCCAGATAGTTGAATCTCTGTTCCTTCTTCTGGTGGATTTGCGGAGAAGACTTCTTCTGCTGTGCCAAAGAACTTAAGATCAGTTGTGATATCTGGTGGATTAAATCCAACACAATCCGAACTACCAGAGAATCCAAATAGCGAACCAGCGCCAATATAACTTTGTACAAGTGCATTGGCAGATTCTCCAAATATGAAGACTGTACCAAATGGTTGTTCTGCAAACGTGAGAATTTGTGGAGTCGTATCTCCAGATAGTTTGATCTCTGTTCCTTGCTCTGGTGGATTTGCGATGAACGATTCTGTGGAAGAACCAAAGAACTTAATATCTACTCTAAACGCAGGAAGATCAATAGTTCTGGAGAATGAAGTTCCGATAAATCCAAACAGTCCACCAGAACCATGGAACTTACGTGCTCTTGTATTATCACTGGAACCACTGATAATAATGTTGACGAGAGGTTGTTCCGATAGAGTAACAAGTACAGAAGAACCATCAAAGGTGAATAGATCACCGTGACCAAAGTATTCTGTAGAGAAGCTTTCCTTTTTATCTCCAGTAAATCTGAATAGAATTTGATCTTCTGGTGGATTTGCAGATAGTGCTACGTGAGCAGAACCGCTGATGTTAGAGATTGATCCGCCAGTTGGTGGAGCAAGTACTCTTGCTCTTTCGGCACCCTGGGTGATTGTAATTGTACCAGAACCATAGTGTGCCTGACTAAAGATTGGAACACCAGCGCCTCTGAAGAAGAATAGTACTTGTTCTTCATCAGGAGAGAATGTAAGAGTTTCTGCAGATCCACCAAAGTAAGAGAGATTTCCAGATCCAGGATGGAGAAGACTGAATACTGGAATTCCATCACCATAAATCGTTCCAATAGATCCTTCAACAAGATATGGAGGTGTGAAGAAGACATTTGCACTAACATCATCAGCAAATTTAATTACACCAGATCCAATTTCAGATGATGGAGTGAGGGATTCTGAAGCACCTCCATTGAATAGAGCAATAATACCAAATGGAGATAAGAAACCAGTTCCATCAAGAATATGTCCGTAATCTCTTGCATTATCTGCAAACGCAGAAACAAGACCATAATCTTCAAAGTTTGATGCCTGTAAGAGTTGAGGAATAATTCTATAGGTAATTCCTGGTACAATAGCAAGAGTAGTTCCAGGAGGAACCTTTGTGCAACCTGTTGTTGAAACAGTATTAGAACTTATTACTCCAGAAACATTTACACACGAAAGAGTATTGATATTAGCAATGTAACCATAATCAATTTCTGGTTCGTCCTTGGCAAGTCCCAGATCATAAACTTCTGTGTGTTTCTCATGAGACTCTTCAAGATTGAGCCACTTCAGTTGAACACAACCAAGTTTTGTATGTCCAGTGTAGTAATCTAAGTTGCCAAGATTAATATATTCATTGCAAATTTCATACGCATCAAGAGTATAATTTGCAAGTTCGCTTAACTCGTATGTTTGTGGTTTTCTTGGTAGAAGTGTAATCTTACCAGATCCAATATAATCATATAATGTTTTTTCTTGACCACCAGCAATAGCAAATAGATTACCAGTACCAATATTACTATGAGTTAGTAGTGGATCACTACTTGTTCCTGTAATTCTGATATCCGTCGTGATATCTGGTGGATTGAATGTAGCAGATTCAGAACTACCAGAGAATGTAAATAGATTTCCGTTGCCAAGAGTAATTGCAGTAACACCAATCGTTGCAAATCCTATGATATCAAATAGACCACTAGCAGCATTGGAGAATGCAACAATTTCTGCTGCTCCGCCAAATTCATTGATAGAACCATCACCAATGTATCTCGCATCAAGTGGAATTCTTGCAACACCAGTAATCTTAATAGGATCTGGATCTGCAATCCATCTTGCAACATATTGATTTTCGGAAACACCCGTGATATCAAGTTGTCCATAGATACATCCAGGCATTCCATCTTGAATGGTGCCAAGAATCCATCCATAATCAACCACTGGGTCGTACAGTTCTGATACTAATCCATAATCTTCATAGTTTTGTGGAACAGTAAGTTGACTTGGAATTGTATATGTTACGCCAGGAACAATTTCAAGAGTAGTTCCAGGAGGAACCTTAGTACAACCTGTTGTTGAAACAGTATTAGAACTTATTACTCCAGAAACATTTACACAAGAAAGTTGTTGATTACTTCTAGTAACTATTAATCCATAATCAAGATCTAGGAATGGTACAACAGATTCACAGTCATAGACATATGTTCTAGACTCTTCAAGTTTATTAAATGCAAATAGACTTCCTGAACCAATATAACTATAAACGGAAGATTCGGTAGAACTTTGTAGTGTAAATAGATTACCAAATCCAATTTCTCTATAAGTAAGTAATGGATCACCACTTGTTCCTGTAATTTTGATATCCGTCGTGATATCTGGTGGGTTTACAAACGCTGTTTCTGTTGCTCCAGAGAATCCAAATAGAGATCCATCACCAATTGTAATTGCTGTAATACCAATTGAGGAATCACCGTTAATTTTAAACAAACCACTTGATATTTCAGCAACAGCAGATGTCTCTGCAGATCCGCTAAGAGTCTTAATGAATCCTGTTCCATATTCAGTAATATCAAGTGGAACACGTGCTTGTCCAGCAATGTCAATGTTTCCAGAACCAATCCAAGAAGAAGTAAATTTATCAGTTGCAGATCCAGTAATATCAATTTGTCCATAGATACATCCAGGCATACCATCTCGGAACGTTCCAAGAATCCAACCATAATCAACCACTGGGTCATGTAATTCAGATACTAACCCATAATCATTATAATTCTGTGGAACGGTAAGTTGACTTGGAATTGTATATGTTACGCCAGGAACAATTTCAAGAGTAGTTCCAGGAGGAACCTTAGTACAACCTGTTGTTGAAACAGTATTAGAACTTATTACTCCAGAAACATCTACACACGAAAGTTGTTGATTATTTCCGCTAACTATTAATCCATAATCAAGATCTAGGAATGGTACAACAGATTCGCAATCATAAACGTATGTTCTTGCTTCTTCAAGATTATTGAATCCAAATAGACCACCAGAACCAACATAACTATAAACATTTTTCTCAATGACAGTTTCTAATGCGAATAGAATACCTTCACCAATATACGATTCTGAATGTTTCTCTGTTAATATTCCACCAGAGATTGCGAATAATTGAGTTTCTTCTGGAGGATTGACAGTAGTTGCCTCAGCAGCACCAGAGAACCCAAATAGATTTCCATCTTGTATAGTAATTGCTGTGATACCAATAGTAGCATCACCAGTAACACGGAATAGATCTTTCGTTTCTTCTGCAAATGCTGCAGTCTCTGCTGATCCACCAAGATTTTTAATAGATCCTGTTCCATATACAGCAACATCAAGTGGAATTCTTGATGCACCAGAGATAGAAATGATTCCTTCGCCGTTCCAATTTGGCGTGAATTTATTAGTGGATGCAATTTCTTTGTTAAATCTAATAGATCCACAAGGCATCACATTGCTTGTGGTTAGAATATAACCAAAGTCTAATAGAGCATCTGCTGGATTTGTTATATAACCATAATCAATAAATATCGTTGCAATGTCAGAATTCAGAGCAACTGAATATGATTGATTATTAACAATACGTGCAGTTGTTCCTTGTTGTACTACACACGTACATGAAGTGGAAGACCCAGAAATATCTCCTGTAATAGTTTCTGTTGTAATGCATCTTTCAACATAACCATAATCCGATTCAACAAAATAATCAATTGCATTTGAATCATGACAATCGTATCTGTATACTCTTGCTTCTTCAAGATTATTGAATCCAAATAGTCTTCCAGATCCCTGATAATCATACGATGCTTTCTCGTCTAAACCAGAGAAGTTAAATAGTGTTCCTTCTGCAAAATATGCAAATGTGGTGTCAACATCAGATACACCACCAAGAATAGACAGACTTCCTTCCGTTGCTGGATAGTCAAATGTCCTTTTCTCATCAAGATTAGAAAAACTGAATAGTGTAGAAGCATCAATAATAATACGAAGACTGATACCAATTTGGGATTCCCCAAGCAAGAAAAGTCCTCCCCTACTCGGGAGAGCAGGAGAGAACACATAACTTGATGATCCTTCAAGTCCTCGTAGTCTATTACTAGTGTTATAATTGTAGAAGGCAGGAGAACTTTCCTTACCAAATAATCCAATATTTCCAGATCCTTGCCAAGCTTGTGTTGCTTTCCATGAAGCTTCACTAACAAATTTAACGAATCCAAAGGATTCTACATTACTTACATAATAGATGCGACCATAATCCTCCGCAGTCGCTGTTGAGTCTGTAATGCTTCCCCAATTTTTATAAATATTTGGAGTACTAACTTGGACTGGGACAGTATATATTGAACTTGGATTAATTGTTACTGTAGCACCAATATCAATGCGTACAGCACATGTTGGAGCAATCGTATTAGTAGAAACAACTACAGTACCAATAGGAGTAATTACACAAGAAGTTACATCAATTATAAATCCAAAATCTAATTCGTTGTAGAGGTCAATTAGAGATGGTTCATAAACATATGTTCTTCTTTCTTGACTACTAATGAAAGCAAATAATCCAGCTGCTGTATTTTTAGTAAACGATCCAATTGTTCTTGTAGCAAGGCTGCTCAAAAGTTCATTGGCGTATAGTCCAACGGCGTCAGATTCTAATCCTGATATGTAAGTATATACTGCCATAGACTAGATGAGCATAAAAATAAGGGATTGCCTAACGACAACCCCCATATAATGATAACTAAAATTTGGGTTTGTATTATATAGGATCAGTCTAGGCTTACGTTCAGAGTTACCTTGATCTGGTCACCATTATTTTGAATGGCGTATGGACCATTTGTGAATCTTTCTGCAAAGAAGATGCTGCTATAAAGTGTGGCATCACCAGTACCCTGAAGTGCAGGAGTTGTGGTAAATGTAGTTGATGTTGGAACTTCAAATACTGTATAGTGGGCAGAAGCAATTGTGCTTGTTGTTCCTTGAGCAATGTAGATAACATCACCAGGATTTAGTTTGTGTGGAGTTGCAACATTATTAGGATCTGTAGTTACAATAGAAAAGTCAAACTTAACTGCATCGTTTCCGTTTGATACCTGAATGTTATCAACTAATTGATTGCTCAGATAAATACGAGGACCAATTTCTCCAGTCCTGGTCTTATAGTCAATACCAACAATTGTAGTACTAGCAGCGATACCATTTGGAGTTGCGGTCTGAGAAACAACCATACCAACAGTTAGATCTTCTGCGACGTTAACCTTGAAGGTTGCTGTTCCCGAAGCAGTTCCTGTAAGTGCTTTGTCTAGATAAACAGTTGTACCACTCACACCAACAACACGTGTTTGAGCAGGAATTCCAGTACCAGTAACTACTTGACCCTTAACAATATTGGTATTCGTGCTAACAGCAATTTCAAATGTTCCAGCAGTACCAGCAGTAATTGTTGGGGTAACATTTACATCAAGGAGGTTTAGGTAATCATTACCAATAACGCCCTTACAACCAGTTTTGGTAATTTGATTACCAAGAGCAACAGTACCTGCATCAGAAACACCATGAACTGTAACTGGCATGTTATTGGCGCGAGCTAGATAGTAACCATAAACACTACCAGCAGCAGAACTAAAAGTAAATACTTCTTCTGGATA